TCTTTAAATCTAGCTTTTACAAAATCTCTTCTATCAGGATTTCTACGTTTTGCCCATGCTGTATGTTTATTAATAAAGTTTAACATTTCAAATGCCATACTCATAGTTGCATTAGAATATTCATTTAAATATGCACCTATTATACTTGTAGAGTCTCTGTAAAAATTATATTGATATACACATAGTGCTCCATTTTTATATGAGAATCCTTTTCGTCTTGCTTTGGCTACAATAATTCCTTGTCCATTTTCTCTAGCTATTTCACATTCCATAAAATAATAGTAATCCATATCTAGAAAAGATGGAAATGTTAATACTTTTCTTTCTATTTTTCCTTGCTTAACTGTCGCTTTTATTTGGGTAAAATTTAGGTAGAAGTAATGAGCGCCTGTAATTCTAACTCCTCCTATTTCAAAACCTTCCATACATCTACGAGTCTGCTCTTCCCAATATTCTCTATAGGCATATGTACCTGCAGGCGAATTAGTATAATAACCATTTTTTATAAATGATTTAGCCTCACAAGAAAATTCTCTTGTGTTAACAAAGCTGGGTACTATCTGAAAATGATTCATATTATTTTAATCTATATATTGCAGAAAAAGAATTAGCAACTGGTGTTTTTACCATTAATTTATATCCAGGGGCTATAAAAATATCATCTTCATTAAATTCTAAACTTGCTCCATTATTAATAGTAATATCTTTACATACATAATATTTTAGACTTTGGGGAGGCTTACCTTCTACATATATATCTAATATTAAAGGTAAAGCTGTTATATTAGTTATTCTTAAAAATCTAATATCTTTATCATTCTGATAAGGTAATTCTATATTACCCGGCACAGAATCATGATTAAATAGTCTATTAACTGTTGTGTTTTCTCTTGCTTCTAAATATGTCATTATTATATTATTTTTTTATCTAGCTGGTGCTGCGGGTGTAGCACAAAGGGCTAATTTAAATGAGGTCTTATCATCTAAAGTAAATGTAGCACATTTTGTTTTAGTATCAACATCTATTCTTGTTATGAATGTATCTTTAGCTCTATCTATACTTACAGGAAACTGTGGACCTATATCACCCTGTTTACCTGGCACACCTTGAGCTCCAGTTGTTCCTTGAATACCTTGTATACCTTGATCTCCTTTATCGCCTTTTACTCCTTGTATTCCCTGATCTCCCTTATCACCCTTAGATCCAGGTGCTCCTGCAGCTCCGGTAGCTCCTTGTAAACCCTGAATACCTTGGATACCTTGTATCCCCTGAATTCCTTGAATCCCTTGGTCGCCCTTAGCTCCTTTATCACCAGTGTCTCCTTTAGGGCCTTGATTTCCTTTTGGTCCTGCAACATAACTAGTTCCTAATTTACCATCCTCCTCTATAACAATAACTTTGATAGATTCAGACGCATCAATCTTTTTAAAGTAAACATATGACCTAAATCTAGTTACCCATTCAAATACATATTCTCCTATTCTTTTCATATTCTTGGTCCGCAATCTGGAGATAATCCTCCGGTTCTAGTCTCATATTTTTCTGTATGCATGTATTTAGTTTTTCCAAACTCATCTTTATATGCAACAGTTAATTTCTTTCTGTTTTTTCTATGAGTAACAAAACTAACATGTAACCAATTAGGGTTATAATCATCTCCAAACTCCCAGATCATCTGATCGAATACTAAATTATCTTTTATATAGTAATACATTTCAGCATTTGTTTTATGTCCAAATGTATCATCTATATCCATAGCCTGTCCTTTCATATGTTGAGAAGTTTTAGATCCCCCAATAGCAGTATTTAATTTTTTACCTCTAAAAAAACTATTAATCTTTATAGGTCCCCCTACCCATTCTCTTAAAGGTTCAAATACATTCTCTGCAATTTCCATCATACATTTTAACTGATCTGGGCCAGGAGTATTCTCTATTCCTTTTCGTAAAGCAGTAGCACTATAAATACCTTCTTTATAACTTACATGATCACTTATTTTTGTCATTTTAACAGCATTTAGTTCCACACCATCCAAGTTGGATTTTGTTTCCTGTAATTTTACAGACTCCTTTACATACTGCTTCTTTAACTTTTTCAATAGTACTTTTAATTTTTTCATGAGTTCCATCACACCATCCATCCACATTTGCTGTTTGTCCACATTCACATTTTTTCATTATTATTATTTTTTTGCGAATTTTTCTATGCCTGCAATCCCAAAACATCCTAATACTAGGAATAAGAATGAGTCATATACAAATTCATTAATTACTAAATCTTTTCCTATCCAACCTGTAATAAGATCGGCTAACATTATTAAGATCATAATAACAAACGCTATAAAACCTATTATAGTTTTCTCATTATAATCATTACTATTTTTAAATATATTTTTAAAATCTCCCATTATTTAAATAATTGTTCCAACCAAATAAACTAATACCATTACAAGTAAGTATATAAATACTATTTTCCATCCTATAATTTCTTGTTGTTTACTCTGATTCATTTTTTAATTTTACTAACTGTTCGCACTTTTCATATTCTTCCGTCTCTATAAAATACTCGATCATTGCATCATAATCGGGCTTTTCTTTTTCTATATTAAATGGTAATGTTACTTCTTCGGACATATCCATTAAAGTTTCTAATGTAAATTTTCCAGTTACAATAGCATATGCATTTCGCATAGCTTCATCTAATATTTCTTGATCATATTTCTCTCTCGGCATATTTCATTTTCTTTTTAACACTACTTATCATTTTTTCTAAATATCTGGAAAACATCTCGGATGGCATCCATTCTAATGTTAAGATTGCCTTTCCATGATAAAATAATACGTTTCCATATACATCTATTGTTTCTTCTCCTCCTACTTTTCGGGTTAATAGTTTTTTATTATCCTTAGTAGGTCTAAACCCATAATGCTCTACTAATTGTTTCCTTGTAATTGCCATATCATTTTATTTTTCTATTAATATAGGCCATCTGTTATCAGGGCATTCAGATGTTTTCCATCCAGCTTTTACTGATAATACACAACCACATTTTGTACAATTCCCGCCTGATATAAATGGACACCTTTGGCATACACTTAATCTATCTGCCATTTGTTCTTTAGTGACTTTACTCATTCCATCTGCTACATGGTTTGCTAAAGCCTCTCCTAAATTCAAAGCTTTAGCAAATAAAGATGGAGATTTAGGTTCTACTTTCTCTTCTGTCTTTATCGGTGTAGCAGGAAAATCTTTAGAATTAGGTACACTATCAAATCCTAATCTAGAATTTATTTTAGCTGAATAACTCTGATTTGCTGCAGGTTTTTTATTTTTATTACATCCACATCCCATAATTTCTTATTTTTTTATTTAACGTTCAAACATTCCAATTTCTCCTCCTCCACGGACACGAGAATCTGTTTTAACTTCTTTTTTAATTCGTGTTTCTAGTTTATCTAAACTATCTACAATGGTTCCTACTTTTTCTAAATTATATGCTACATCTTTAGCAGTATAAATAGGTTTACCATTATCATCCATTCTGAGAAAATCTATGTTCTCAAAATATCCAGCTAATTTATCTGATGCTCCTTTAGCCGCTCTCATGAGTCTCATTGTGTGAGTCTCCTGGAGTTCTTTATATGTTTTCATAGCTAATAAAATTTCCGGCGTTTCTTTCCATTTTTTATCACCTATAAAATCATCTACTACTACTTGCCTCTTTTTATTTGCAGGATACACTGCATAAGGGCTGTTATAATCACACATAAAGTATACATATGATATTTCTTGTGTAGCCTTTTCTTTTTCTTTTGTCTTATCCCTTTTCCATATCTTATGAAAACATGGTAAAGCTAATGAATCAGGGTTAAGTACTATATTTCCATTTTTTAAATCAAATAATGACATATTCTTTTATTTTAATAATTTCCATTATCTCCACATTCTTCACAATTTTGTGCTCCTTCACACGGACAACCATCTTCTTGCATAGGTGGATTTCCTGCAGGCGGTGGTGGCGGTGGAGGATATGTACAACTACCATCATCATTAGTTGCAGTTGGGTCATAATTAGTAGCCGCTGGATCTGTACATCCATAAATAATAGGAGGGCAACAACTAACATCATAATTAGGATCTCCTGGTATACAATTTAGTGGTGTACTTCCTAATACTACTCCTGCGATATTATAAGTTCCATAAGTATTTCCTCCTCCAGTAAAGTTAAAAATATTACAAGTATAATTACCTGGAAGTAAACCATTAGTTTGAAAATTACTTTGAGTAAAAGAACTTGGAGGCGTATTAGTAATTACTCCTGATCCTACTGATTCTGTAACAGTACCTGCTCCTCCATCATATATTCCAGCATGTACAACAGTACCAAGGCTATCTGTAACAGACCATTCATAATATGCATTTGGTCCAGTTTGGGCTGGTAATGGATCAGCACAGTGTATACTCCAAACTATACTTCCATCTGCATTATTACCATTACAAGCACCGCTTGATTTAAAACAATCAAATGGAATATATTGTAAAACAGTTGAAAGGCAGGCATATGTTACCCAACTCGGAGGTTGTGCTAATCTAGCAGCTCTAGCTTTTTGGGCTTTACTTTGATCTACAATAGTTGATGTAGCATTTACAGAAGTAGGTATTGTATTTTGTGAAGGCTTAAATGTACTATTAGTTCCAAATATAGCATCCCATTCAACTTGAGTATATCCTTTTAGTTTAGCTGTATTATAGCCCATACCATTTATTGAAAGGTCTTCAGTGTTAATAAAAGGGTCTATTAAAGACCCTTCAGCCTCACTATCCATATTAGTATGCACAATACTACCTCTTAATAAAACAATATCTAAGAAAGCATTAGCATTATTTACATCAGCTTGAGTATCCATTGATATAATCCCAACTCCTGGTATGTTTATTAATGCTGCCATTATACAAATCCTCCTGGTTTTACAAGGTTGTTTACTATATAAGCATTAAAACCAGGAACTGTAGGCATAGGTTGTCCAGATGCAAGTTGATCCATTTCGTTTTCTTTTTGTTTTACTCCTGATTCATAAGCTCTAATCCCTTTTTCATCTCTCATTAGATCTGAAGCTGATTTTTTACTTTCTAATTCGCTTTTCTGAGCTGTTAACAGTTTCAGTGCTTCTACTGGGTCTCCTCCTATCTGTACTACTGGCATTAGCTAGTTTCTTTATTTATTATATACAATCTTTTTGGTTTTACTTTAAATACTCCAAAGTGATGTAATCTTACCTTAGCGCATTTACCTTCTTCAATCTTATTTTGAACAAACTTAAACTGTGACTTAACTATACTTTCTATTACAAAGTCTGGTAAATCATATTTATCTATTAGTTTTTTAACTAGATCTTTGTCTATCATGTTTTATTTACATCTTTTGTAAAATATCATATTTCCACCAGCTACATCACATGATTCAATATTCATCGCCCACATACAATGGCCTCCTCTTGAACTATCTAATGCTATTGACGTTACTGGAGCAAGTGTTGCTGAAACTGCATCTGATATAGGTTCTCCTTTAAATACTATATTACTCAATGTGGTTACTGAAGCGCTCGTCGGGTGAGCAAAAACATAATCACCCGCAGGTAAAGATCTTCCGTCTCCCACATATACTGATCCACATCCTCTTGCTGGGTCGTTATTACTTTGCAGTTTTAATGCTGCTATTAATCTTGAATTATTATCTATTGCCATTATCTTTTATTTTAAATTTAGTAGCGGGTGAAGGAATCGAACCTTCAGCTTCGGCTAATGAAACCGTCGAGTTACCATTACTCTAACCCGCGATATTATTGAAGTGTTTAGTATCTGGTGCTATAAGCTCCTTATCATCCCACCTATCTCTGTTTACAAAAAATTCCGCGAAATCAAATTCGTCTTTCCACGGTTCTCTATTTTTAAGACCATATCCTGCAACTGCTGTATATAATCTACCAGCCATATGCCCAGAAGGGTCATGTATATCCCATACTCTTCTTGGAGTTCCGTCTCTTAATTCTTTATGGTAGTGTATTGTTAAACCGTGTTTATCTACATATTCCTTTGCTATGGTTCTATCCACTACAGAAGATGATACCGAAAAGTTATTACATGCATGCGGTATTGCTTCTTCTATTTTTTTATCTTCATGTGCCATTCATTTATATTTTAGCTATAGTTATAACACTATACCTCTTAATTCAAATGCAAAGATATACAAAAATAATATATAAAATATAATTTTTTATAAAAAATATTATTTAAGAGGTATTTAGAGATGCAGACCATTATTGAAAACTCCCCCCGGTCAACAAAGAAGATTGAATCCCCCCACGTCGAAATTGATTTAGATCTATCACCTTTTCTGAAGATAGATATGGTAGATACAATTCAACCTATCACTACTTCAGCTCCTACTGTAGACTCTACAGTTAAGAGGATAGAGTATATCAGTTGCGATGGCCCTTACACACGTAAGAGAGACAACCAGCCGATATTCTTCTGTCGTCAGGAGAAGAATGTAGCATTCAACCTTGAGACAGGGGAGATTATCGATGACACGCAGTCATGGATGATTAACTATACTCCAGAGAGAATGCAACAAGTTCAGGATATGATTAGCCGAATAGGCTACGTATTCAGGAACGTTTCTACGAAGTAGTGGGAACTAACTATCCAGCCAGATAGAGTTCAGAAGTCATCATACACTTCTTTAATCAGTATGATACACCACTCATCCCTTGACTAAGCAACTACGGCTAAATTTGGATGAGTGGTTTCTTTTTTTTATTCAGATCTATTTACCTTTACTTAGTAAGGATATTAATTTAAAAGATAAAGATATGCATATTTTAGAAGATGTGAAGTCGACACTTAAACACAGACAAGAGGAATTATTTAAACTAGGTAAGAAGGCTGAGACATTAAACTCTCTTACTAGAACATTGTTAGAGTCACTACAAACACTCTTAAGAGAGGGTGATATGTCTTACAATTATGATGATAGAAAGCGTATGAAGGCTAAGACTGATGAATTAATCTCAGGTATTAATGCTAATCTAATGATAGGAGACATGATGGAAGAGAGAGAAGAGTAATCTCTTCTTTTTTTTTATTTAGATCCAAGACCTTTACTTAATCTTGGTAAGCTAGTTTAATCATCTAGTGTTGAGTGTGTGTAAAACACAGTAAGGACAGTATTACGACCTCTGAGTAAATGTAAGAGTTTACT